CCGAGTTTTCATATTTCCTGATGAATTTTAAGAGACATACTAAATTTTCAATTGAATCTATAGAAACACCTTTTGATGGTGAGATTGATTACGACGCGGTAGTGGAATCCCGTATTCCAAAAAACAAAGGGGATCTTATTCGAAGTACGATGCTTAAATTTACTTTACCTAAACCAACTACACCGGATAAATCATTTGCAGTGACTGCTGCTGATGGTAAATACTTTATAGATGGTGTTTCCCAAGATACACTTACACTGTATGAAGGCGCCACGTATACTTTTAATGTGAACGCATCTAGTCATCCGTTTTACCTATCTGAAACGATTAATGGAACCCGTAATGGTGGTTCTGCGTATGAAACTGGTGTGACTGGTGGTGGTGCACAAGTTGGTACTGTTACATTCGTTGTACCAAGAAACGCACCTTCCACGTTATACTATTACTGTTCTGCGCACTCAAATATGGGTGGTCAAATAAACGTGAAAACGCTTCGATACCGGGAATCTATAGGTGCACAATTAATAGAATACGCTGATCTCGTTATTGGTAGTCAAACCATAGAGAGAATAACGGGTGATTATATTTACATGTATGATCAAATACACAGTAATAAAGATGATATTGATCAAACACTCTACTTCTTAACTGGACACGATAATTATATAGACGTGACGTACGATTGGGGTTATAGTTTATTTTTACCATTTTATTTCTTTAGAAACCCGAGTTTAGCTATACCCGCGTGTGCTTTAACAAAACAACTTGTTGAAGTACGTATAAAGTTTAAAAAACTCACAGACGTCACATTATCATACACGAGAACAAGTGGTGGTGTATCTGATCCACCGTCGAGTGTTTTGTCTTCGATTAAAAATGTTTCACTTGTAACGGATTTCTTTTTTATTACCGAAGATGAAAAGAATTTCTTACTTACACGCCCCATAGAATACGTTATAACTCAACTCCAATTGTCTCAATTCAAGTTTAAAGCGGGTGAATCTAAAAAATCTGGTATGCTTAATTTTAAAAACCCGGTCAAGGAAATGTTTTTTATGGCTAGTAGTGACGACGTATACAAATACGAACCAATAAAACAAGTTACAATGAAGTTTAATAATACCACAATCATAGACGCCGATAATTTAATGTTAAGTTATGAACAACCATTAAAGTATTATACAGGAGTAACGGGTAATAACTTTGGTGTCTATAGTTTCTCGTTGAAACCAGAAATATATTACCCAACTGGTCAAGTCAATATGAGTAGAATAGCACACAATTTGATAGATATTGAACTTGATTCACCAGACGCGAGTTTCGAACACAAAGTTTACGTATACGCTGTAAACTATAACGTTTTACGTATAAGCAGCGGTCTTGGGGGTTTAAAATTTTAGTCAGTTATACTAGTAATGGCTGGTCGTGTTCAATTAGAAACATCTGGTCCACAGGACGCTTTTTTTACAGACGACCCCGAGTATACATATTTCATAAAGAATTTTCAAAAACATACCAATTTTGCACCATTCTTTGTTGATTTAGACGTTGAAGGTGAATTAGAATTTGGAAACACTATTCGGTGTACCATCCCACAAAACCAAGGTGATCTCCTTAAAACTGTAAGTATGAAAGTTGAATTGAGCGCTATAGATCAAAGTCTTAAGAGCTCTATAACAGATGGAACTGGTATAGGGTATAATGAATCAATAGGTCACCATATGATTGAACACGTAGAACTTCTAATAGGTGGTAAAGTTATTCAAAGACTTACGAGTGATTTTATACACATTTATTCTGAACAATACATAACACAAACAAAGCAACACAACCTAGATAAACTTATTGGTAAACCACCTTTAGAACTTTCTGGATCTGAGGCTATGTCAACTACTTTGGGTCATTATCTCGGTAATGCTACATCCGATACAAAGTATTTCATCGATATACCCTTTTATTTTTATAATAATCCCGAACTCGCCATACCACTCTGTGCTATAACAGGTCAGGAGATTGAAATTGTTATAAAACTTCGAGACGTTGACCAGTGTATTCATGCAACAAGAACCGGAGTTGCTCATGTAAATTACATACATTATACCGGTTTAAAACCTAAAAACTTGATAAAAAGTTTAAAAATAAATGTTGAAATGGTTTCCTTAGACGAAGAAGAAAAACAAATGTTATTGAGTAAAAAAATAGATTATATCATTACACAAGTTCAGGAAAGTGTAGATCAAATTCCACAAAGTCCTAGTATTAATCCAGTTATTGTAAAACATAAACTAAATTTTAAAAACCCAATTAAGGAACTTTACTTTATAATACAGGAAAATAGAAATAGTACAATTAGTTCACACTTCGTAACTCTACTTAATTACGATCACGCGGCTCAGATATTGGATAGTGAATATATAAGCCACGAACATTTACGAAACCTTGAAATTAAATTAGATGATTCCGTTATTTTAAATAAGGTTACAGGTAACGTCATAAACTTACGCGCAGTTCAGAGTGGTATACACCATTCAAGAACACAATTATTCAAGCGATTCTATTCATATAGTTTTGCTCTCGAACCAGAGCGGTGGTATCCAACGGGACAGGTAAATTTTAGTTTAATTAAAGAACAAATATTAACATTAACCCTGAATAGTCAGGAAGATCGTAAAAGAGAACTTAGAGTTTTAGGCCTAAGTTATAACATACTCCGTATAGAAAACGGAATTGCTAAAACACTGTTTAATTTATAATGAATCAACAAGAAAAAGACGCAACCGAAAACTTAATTGAGCAGGTCCAGGACTCTGCTATTAACATTATTCAACCTGTACTCGAAAGAACTATGGTTCTCGCAGCTGAATACGCTAAAGCTTCCGGTAGAGATATGGTACTCGGCGAAGATTTGGAATACGCCATGAAATATTGTGCCATGAACGAAGTTGGTAAGAAAATGGGAACGCATTTCCCAGAAATATATGAAGAGGACGATTCAGAAGAAGACGACATCGAATTTGAAGATGAAGAAATTCCTTTTACGCGATACACAGGACGCGAATATAAGTTTGTCAAAATGAATATGGCGTATGATAATTGGGATGCGTGGGAACCAAAAAATCCGTCAGAATTAATGTTAAAAAATGCTATAGATAGTAATGAACACATCGGAGCCAACGGGATATGTGACGACTTCTGAATATTTTAGATTACGTGATGATGATTCTGAATCTGATTATGATACAGAATCAGATTCGGGTTCCGAATTAGGTACGGAACGTGTAAGTAAAGGTATGTTAAAAGGGTATATGAAACCAAAACACTATAAAAAAATTTTAATTGAAGAGGAACTACTCCCTGATTAAAATCTCAGGATACTATATATAAAAATGTCTTATGCTGCTGAAACTGTTACGCTCGTCGCTCGTGAACTCGAGTCCCAATCCCTCAACGCCGTCGTTGCTGGATTCTCCTTCGCCGCCGCCCTCTCGTGGATGGACTTGGTCAGGTGGATCGTCAACCAAGTTGTTAAGGTCAACAAGAACGGTGGTATGAACTACACGCTCACGGCCTTGTTCACAACTCTCTTGTCCATCTTGGTCTACATCGGTATCTCTCGTGTCTCTACACGTGTGCAAAAGCCAACCCAACCAATCTTCGCGGTTACTCGATAAGTTTAGGCTTACGCATAACCAATAATAAAAATAAACCGGTTGCAACTACCATAAATATAGATATAAAAGCATCCCATTTACGCGGATCCTCTATTTCGGGGATACTCATAGGTGATGGAAGAGGAGAAATATAGTCTTCTTCTATTTTAGATACATTCTCAAGTTTATCAGTCGAACACGTGACTGCAAGCTTAAGTATATGATTAGCATTTCTAAAATCGTATGGTATTAATCGATTATTACTACTGTAATAAAACTGAACACGTAAACTTGATATCGTTTTTTGTGACCCAGAATCAAAGTTATGTTCAACCGTATCGTCAACACCCGAAAAGTTAATCACATCACCACATAAGAGTATGCGGCCTGTATAAAAAGGTGTTTCTGAAAAGACAGTTTTGTTAAATTCATCAGAACCACTACTCATTTTAACAATAATTGCATCTGGACCTTGTAAGTTAATACTCCCAGTTTCCAGTGAATTCGTTGATGATGATACATTTGAAGCTGGTAAACCTAAAATATCATGAGGGGTTGTATACCCACCACTCGTAGAAGACGCATAACCATTTGTACCACCATAAAACAAAAATGTAAAATCACCTGAACCCGTAAAAGTTATAGCATTCGTATCTTTATCAAAAGTTGCATCCGTAATTATAGTACATTTCGTATTAATGTGTGAAGCCAATTCTTCACCACTATAGTTTCCAGCGTCTAAGGTTACAGTTTGGGTACTCCCCCCGTTTGTCAAAACATCAAATGTTTTATTTCTATCGTGTATAAGATATTGACTATTATGTATACGTGCTGATATAAGTGAAATTTTAGTCACGTCATAAATTGAATTTTTTAGATGGACGACATAATCACTTGGATTTGAGTATAGAATGGGATCTCGTTCACCACTGTCTATATCTAAAGTATGTACCTTCATTAAAATATATGAACAATATTTTAATGAGTGTATATCACGTTTTTATTTTAAATTAAGAAAGACTATGTACTAATGGGTTATTTGAAAGTTGTCTTCTCGCAGTATCCAAACTTGTACTGGATGCATATGGATTCTCGTGACCCTTATAAGCATTAAGTTTATGATAATCATTATTTTTGTATTGTTGTGTCCAACCACCA